CCGGGATAAAACTTATCCCAGTTTCCCTTATATTGTGAATCTTCTGGTTCCTCGCTATCCATGCACAGATAGATTTTTACATATTGTAACCCTATGCTATGTTGTTTGATTTGACCGTCCCTGTAAAGATAGAAACATTTCTGATCGTAACATTCACAAACAGTTGATGTCATCATCAACGCTTGCGCTTTCTTTACGTCACTCTTTATATTGAATTGGCTAATTGGAACATCCTTTACAAACAATTCAGGATCCCTGCCAATGATAGCATCCGTAGTATATTGATAGCCGGTTCCATGATTCTTCATGTGATAGAAAAGACGCTGACCGCTAGCACCTAAGTCACCGATACTACGATTCCAGTTATCCTTGATCATCACGTCCATCTGGCTATCACACCATCCGCTCATGTTGGCTATTACTTCAACGTCTACCTCCTTAGGATTATATTCCTCGCCGGCCGCAAGAGCTTTGGTTTTGATTTCGTGTTTCTTCTGGTCTTCTTTTACGGCATAGCCGAAAGACAGATCATCAGTTATTGTAGGGAAGGCCTTCTTCTCTGCAATTATCTTCTTCGCATTTTGACGAAGATAAGCGAACATATCTTTACGTTCACTAATTTCTGGGATCTTTACCAGATTCTTTTTTACTATCATTTTTTAGAACAATTTTATTGTCCTTTAATATTTTTTTCTTAATCTCAATCGACTTCTTTAGCTCTTCTTTGTCGATTTGATTTTTCTTCTTTTCTTGTTCCATGTTTATTTATATATTACCGCTTTTGGTAAATTGAATATTACATTTCTGCGACCACCACGAGCATACATGTACGGATTAATCTTAACATCCGTTTGTGCTATAAAATTAGTACAAGTTGTAAACGTTCCATTGAAAACTATTATCGGCCTACCACCGGTTGCATCAAATCTAGTAAATGCTGCACAAGTATTACATACGCAACCCCATCTAAGTATAAATGAAACTGTATTTGTAGCGTGATCAGAAGTAAAAACAACTACACCTGGAGCTCCTTTCCAAGCTTGAAATGAAGTTGTAACAACATATTGAACTCCATTTGCAAATGTATGTGTTCTCGCACTAATATTTAAATCAGAAAAAGTAGCAACTATAAAACCAGTTGTACCAGCCATTGTTAATGCAGTGCCACTAGATACAGTAAATGTTCCTGTTGCGGTGAACATAGAATTATTAGTAAACGTGCCAGTTGTATTTACAGTAACATTATTCCATGATATTGGATTTGTGTTCAATATCATTGTTCCACTTATCTGCAATGTAGAACTACCTGTTGATATTGTACCAGAAGTATAATCCAATTGTGCACCATTATAATTACAAGTACCAGAAAGTGAAACATTACCAGCAAATGTGAGTCTACTAACAGTATTACCAGAACCACCACTCCACGTACCACCAGAAAGAGAAATAGTTATAGTTCCGGCAACAGCTGCAGTAACTGTCCATCCAGCAGCACTAAGAACTTCCGCAGTTGTTTTATTTATAGTTACTGTTGCTGTCGTACAACTAAGAGTACCTGTAATAGTCCAATTGCCAGATAATGTTTTTGTGTTTGATCCACTGAATGTAACATTTCCTGGGAATGTCTTACCATTGCTTGTTATTGTGGCAGTTGCATTAATAGTCAATGCTCCTGCTTGTGTTGAATTTATCGTCCATGTATGATTGGTTCTATCCGTAAAATTACCTGCTACAGTTATAGTAAACGTTGCATTCAGTGTAATAGTAGCAGTATATCCTGTAGCAAATGTTATAGATAATGCATTAGCATTAGCCGTAACTGTGCAGTTAGTATTCCCAAATGTACCTACTCCATCAAACGTAACATCGTCTGAAGAAGTTGGTGCAACTTGCCCCGTTGTGCCACCCGAGGTAAGTGCCCAATCCGTGGAATTATAATTTCCACCACCTGATTGTCCAACCCAAAATCTAGCTGCCATTATTTACTACTTTCTTTTCTGCTTTATGTTTTTTATAAGCATCTCTATCTGTTACAACTTCAACCTTGCCACTACATTTCTCATCTACACAGCTAACAGTAAAGAATCCAACGGCTATTGTAATTTGTCCAACGAATTTCGGCGTGTTAATCCTTTTATGACATCGCGGACAAAAAACATATTTAGGTATCTCGCTCACTTAACTAAATTCTTAAACCAATCAGCTATTTTATTCTGCCATTTATTCTGCATTATTTCTTCTTCCATTCCATTCCCGATGTCAATTATATGTTGTGTAATTTCTTCTTCTGTCTTATTGTCTGAATTTCGAAAACCACGAAACGTTGTATATGTTTTACCGTTGATCGTATATTCTATATCAAAGAATATATGATTCTCGTCAAACGATACTTCAAGTATCTTATAAGTCATACAATTGCATTTACAAATCCATGTATAATTAAAACGTTAGTTGTGGCACAATATGCTTTCAACACTAACGAGTTTTGTAATAGGCCACCGTCAACGACCAAAAATTTTCCAGACTTGGATGGTATGTCAATCGTGATATCATCATCAGGGCTCGTCGTTCCACCCCACTGCAACACTAATGTTCTCGACACTGTATCACTATTGTAACAATAAATCCAAATCTCATCCAAAGATGATGTACCTGCCACAGCAGTGTGGATAGTAGTTCCGGGACTTGACGTCGCAGCAACCTTAATACCTTTACCATCCGTAGAACCTGATAAGTGATTTTTTGTAAAGGCTTGTGCCATTAGCTAAATATTTGAACCATTAATGGATTATTAACTGCTGCGCTTCCAGAAGGAGTCTTTAATGTTCCGTCGTCGGCAACAAACTTAGTTCCATCTGGAGTTCCAGTGGCAAGGGCAGTAATAGGTAACTTGTCAGTAGATTGCAATACTTCTTGCTGTCCACCGTTCATTACCAATGGATTCTTGTCAGCCATCGATTACAATTTTACTCTGCGACCAATTTGGAGCAACAATTCAGTTGTTGAAAGTGCGATGCCAATTTGCTTTACAAATTGACCAGCAACTGACGGAGCAGTTGATGTCATCAAACCGGCTGTAGCTGCACTTAAATAATAAATCACGTCCTTTGTAAGCCCGCCAGTTGTTCCTGCTACAGCGTCCCATTGGGTTGTAGTAGCTACTACCACGCCATTAGACTGCACAGATACAGGTTGGCCGGCAGCAATAGATACATCTGTGGTCAAACCGACTACATTAACCGTACCGACTGCATCAGCTTTTGCTTTCTTTACTCCATCATTCGCATCAGCGTAAACGGGAGTGCCAATAACAATCGCGCCAGCTTCATCGTTCGTTAACGCCAGCAGATCAACATCGGAAATACTATCACCGGATTGTAATTGCTCAAATTGGCCTCCGGTAATTACAACAGGTTTTTTAATTGCCATTTTATTAAAATTTTATAAAAGAATAGATGGTTGAATTTCTATATTAATTGCGTTGCTAGCTGGAGCAACACCTATTTGAACAATGAATCCTGTCGATGGTGGAATAGTTGATAGTGCTGTGCCATTTAAAAAGATCTTATCTCCTGGCAACCAAGTCCACGAATTATTTTCTACACTACCACCGGTTTGAACTAATCCAGAAAAGCCATTATTAATATTAGCTAATGCCAATCCAACAATCTTATTCCTATGTGATATAATATTACTATTCGCTACAAGACCATTACCTGTAACTGCCAAAAATGCAGGAATGTTTTCATTAGCCACCATCGTGATTATACTTCCAGCACCACCAGCACCAGACGGGCCACGTGGTCCAATGTTAGCAAACGAAACTTCAATGATCTTGCTTTGTGGTTTAATCAGATCGACATCAATGCTCTTACCAGAATAAACCAACTCAATCCCGATGTCAACTTTTTTAGGCACCCTTAATTCTATACTAATATCTTTTCCCATTTATAGTATAATCAATATGAGTATAAGTTTCATCGTCGTCATCTGTAACAACTTGAACTAATCTGTAACCGGCTTCGCTTACTTTAACTTGAGCATCTCTTATATCTTCCCACATCTTCTTCATATCTAAAACATTTAAGTCGGCTCCGGTCTTATCTATATACGTTGAAGTCAGGTCACCAGCATCAATCAGATATTCTTTTATAATTGATTCACGTTCCTTTAATATAAACCTGAACTTCCAATCAGTTAAATCAATTGCAGCATTAGCATTTGACTTATCTGTATAAACTGCCGACAATGGAAGATTGTCATAATCGAATATGTCAACAGAAACGTATTGAGCACGACTTGTATTAATGTTTTCCATTCCCGTTTTTACTTAAATCGTATCCTGCTGGAGTCATACTATTCCAAAAAGCGTTAACACCACGAACCCAACGTCCACTATCATTATTTCGGCCTTGCATTACTTGTAGTATCTTAGCCGGTTCCGCTCCGGCTTGGCTTGCATTAATAAGGGTTGCATTGGGGTTCTGGTCTATCCAGTCATTATAATATATGTCCCCACCGTTAATAGTATCTTCGCCAAGCAGTTCCAGAACCCTATTAAGTGTAAGCCACCCGTTCTTCCATTCTAGGTTTAAGGATGCGCTTAACAATCCACGTGCACGAGCTTGGCTTTCCTTATCTTCCTGTAGAACCGGCAATAAACTGTAATCTTTTACAATCTTTAAACCTTTAGCTGGTGCATCAAATAAACGGTTCCAATAATCGTAATAATTATTTGCATCCGGAATAATGCTATCTTGGTATAGGGATTTGAGGGCAGTGTTTTGATTATTAAACGTCGGGTCTATTAGACCAAGTAAGTGTGGAGGGAAATTCAATCCGTCACATAATGACTTACTGCTTTCTTGAACTTCTTCAATCAACATTAGGTCTTTTGTTGGATAACCCATCTGTTGATACTTTAATGCAGCAGTCGTTAAGAGCATACTCCATTGCCTACGACGTAAGCCGTATCTGCGAAAATCTGCTTGCAATTCTTCCTTCTCTTTCGGCTTCATCGCAACAGGCGCATATTGCCCTT